TCCGATACTGGGTTCTGTTGATACAGCGCCGACCAGTCTCGTGGACCTACCGCTCTTTGAATCTGGGTCAGAGCTTCTGAGCTGTACCTCTCTGGGTGAAGCGCGTCGCCCTTTTCTCTAAACTCTTCGTCCTTCTCAGCGATGGCTGGATACTTAACAACTTCCCACTGATCCGCGCCCGCGGCTGCCGCTTGTAACAACCTACCAGCTAAATCATCATCGTGCCATCGTGTAAGAATTACGAGTACACCACCTCCGGGGGCCAGTCGTGTATACGCAGTAGATGTATACCAGTCCCAGACCGCATCCCGATTGTACTCGGATTCTGCGTCCTCTCTGTTTTTGACTGGGTCATCGATGACGAGTACGTGCGCTCCTTTACCAGTAATACCACCACCAACACCCGCTGCTACATAACCACCGCCCTTGGTTGTATTCCATGATTCTACGGACTGCGAACTAGGGTCGAGCGATACACCAGAAAAGACATTCTTAAAATTAGGTTCTCTCAGTTGATGACGAACCTTACGACTAAAGTTCATGGCCAACGATCCAGAGTACGAACAACTAATAAACTCATGTTCAGGATTCTTGCCCAAATGCCAAGCTGGAAACGCAACAGAAGCCAAAGTAGATTTACCATGTCGGGGTGGCATAAACAGCATGAGTCTAGGTGACTTTCTGTCATTTACATCTTGACTAAACTTTTCCAACCGTAGACATATATCCTTGTGTACCCAACCTGCTAAATAGTCTGGATTGAAACGTTCTACGAACGGTAACAAGTGCTTACGTGATAATGCACGCAACGCAAGTTCTTTCTGGGCTTTTAGTTGTGCAGTTTCTTCTGGTGTTGGCTCTTGTACAGCTTCTTCAGTTATAGGTTCTTCAATACGTTCTGCTTCGTCGGCTTTGCAGTACACACAAATCTGATCATCACTGGGGTACAGTGTATCTGGATGCAACGCTTTACACGTTAAGCATTCAATCTTTTTTATTTCCATCCTTTTTAGGCATGAGATATTGGTTATCAGTTCCCGCTATCTTAAGTAACTCAGAATCTGGTAGTTTCTCTAGTTGTTCTACAGTTCTATCCAAATTGATGTTGATTTGTGTAGCATGCTCTGGAGCAAATAGACCGTGGAGCTTGCACAATGAATCGGTGATAACTTTCTCTTCTGTCGCTGTTACCGATTTACGGTGCGCTTCCAAGTACATGCTTGTCGCTGTTTGTTTATCAAACTTAATCTCTTCTTTGAATTCTTCGCGCATCTTAGCAACCATCTTTTGTACTGCTGGTTTCTTAAATACTTTGTAAACATGCTCATTATCCTTATATCCAGCTGCGCGTCCCGCTGCAGCTTTCGACATGCCACGGAGATGAAAGAGAATTAAGCGCTCTTCTTGGACACTTAATTCATTAAGCTTGACGTCGACATAAGGATAATGAGACTGAAGCTCGGCCCTTTCTTGTTCAAAATTTTGGTCTTTATCCGTCATTTTCTTTGGATTCTACTATATTTTTAGCCCACCAATAAAGCTCATCTTCTTTCAATACATGTTTCATGGCGTTAGCTCGGGCACAAACTAGTTGGATATTATGGGCTAAATAGTCAACATCTGGGTCTATTCGATCGATAGAAGCATTCAAATCTCTTCTGCCACTACCATCTTTATGATACGTCATGAACATACCAGTCAATGCACACTTACCTTCTTGTCGATCCCACAACTCCAAAACATGTTCTAATTCAATCTCCCACTTAACTTTTGACTTTTCTTTTTTAGTTCTCGCATGTTTAAGTTGACCAAATAAACGGGTCAAATAGTTTTGTGGTGTTGCGCTAGCGTTCTTTTGTCTTACTGCATAAGTGCAAGGTTTACACTTTTTAGAATGAACTGTACCGCGGTTATTTTTAGCCACAAATTCTTCTAAAGGTAACTCCTTTTTGCAAGAAGTACATTTCCTCGTACTCATGCTTGCTCACTGTAGCATAAATTTTTGCTAGAAAATTTTTTTAGTAAAATTTTTTTCTATATTGCTCATGCAGGGACCCTTACTATCATCACTGTCGCACCCCTGTCCCTTTTTGCAGTTGGAACCTTGTTTACGATTTTTTTACTGTTGGAACCTTGTCAGAAAATCCGCCCTTGGCGAATTTGTCTGATGGAGTCTATGAAGGAGATAGATTGGCTATCTCTATAATTAATTATAAACGGGAGTTTATTATGAGTAATAGTATGAAACTATTAGGTGTCGATGTAATGGTCGATGGTCTTAAAACTGCTTTGGATAATTTTGCCAAGGCTCATGAAGGAGAGTTTGTCGCTCTTGACTCTGTAGATAGAACACAGTTGAGAACTACTTACTCGCACGGTTCAGGTGCTTCAAAGGTAGAGAGAACGCTTAGTAACAAGTTTTCCTCTATTGGTGTCACTAAAGACGGTAATGGATTATCCATTCGCGTTTTTGATGATGAGATTGGTAGTACTAATAATCTGTACTTCACTACCTACGATAAGGACGGTAACGTAATTATCCCTAAACGCGAAACAGCACCAGCTCAACGCGGTCGTAGACAAGCGACATCGGGAGATGATTCGTAATGGGCGAGTATAAGGGAGCTAGCAAAAAGCTGGCTTCCGACTCCCTAAAAGTCGGTAAAAAGGTTATCAAAGTAACGGTTAGAGCTTCGGCATGGACTTGGAAACAGTTCAAGAAGGTCGTCGTTTACGCTGGTAAACAATGGGATGACGCGGTTAAAGAAGAAACCAAGTAACCCATTTGGGAGAGTCTTCGGACTCTCCCTCTTTTTTTATTTTTTTAAAAAGGACTCGGAGAGTATTTATGTGTGCACTACTATCATCAGCCTCAATCACTACTATCATCACGTTAGTGATGGAGCGTTATAGGACCGTTGGTGTGCGTCCTAGGACTGCGGACGACGGACCAAGGTGTACCGGGTGTACCACCTTTGTACCACGTACAAACACCGTGTGCGGTACACCTGCAACACCTAAACCTATTGGCTTTCGTCCGAGAAAGCACGAAGTGTACCGGGTGTACCACAGGTTTTGCGTTAGCTTGTGCAATGGACCGTGGACCGTAGTTATAGAATCGTTGTTCGATTCGTTAAATAACCGGTACAAATGGTACACCTGCCACGTATCCCAGCTAACGCAAGGCTTTCGGGTGTACCGGCTAAGTATGTGTGCTGGTACACCCTTTACTAAAAGCTCAGTAACTATAAGGCTTTGCGGTGTACCGGGGTGTACCGCAAACTATTGGACGGTGGGTACTTTTGTAAAGGAAGCCGGCCTTCGGCCTACTTATCTGATGAAGTCTAGTGTAATTAATTAAAAATATAGATGGAGGAATCTATGGAAATGTTTATATACATTGTATCGGTGGTCCTAGCCTTTGGGTTAGGAGCGTTTGTTGGTTGGAATCACATGCTTGGTGTTGCTTTGAGAACACTTGGCAAGGTTGTCCCAATTGAAGAACCAGCTGAATCTTTATGCATCGAAGAGTGTGAACTTTGCGGTGATCCAGCAGTTGAGACACTAACCTTTGGTTATGAGTCATGTGGTCAGGCTTTTGATGATGGGCATGTTACTGTGTGTCAGACTTGTATTAACGAGCTTGGCAAAGAGGGATGCATTGATGAAATTAGGAGTAATTGGATATGAGTGTGTTATTTGGTTTGTTATTCGGAGCTGTTGTTGGCTTTGTATTAGGTGCACTTAGCGTTTACGTTGAAGTGTTTGAGATGAGCCTGTGGCAGTTTAGGACTGCTCGTAAGAAATGGCATGAAACTGTCAATAATGTGGAGTGGTATGATGAGAACGATTAATATTTGGTATTCCTCCCGTGAACATGAGTGGTTGAGTAACCTTTGTTACCGACCATTCATGTTCAAAAGTAAATGGTACGTGAGCGTTGAGCACGCGTACCAGACTTGGAAATCGGGAGAGTTCGATAGAAGAGTTTACAGTCGTCCATGGCAATCAGGTTCTAAGTTTGTCGGTAAGAAACCCCCTCGTACCGAGAATAACTGGAATGTAGCACTCATGACTAACTTTATTATCTTGAGTTTTATGAGTCCGAACAATGCTAGTATGCGACACAAGTTTGTAAAGTATATTGAAGATGGTGTGGAGTTTACTCATAAACAAGACCACAGTATCTGGAGATATCAATTTCCCGCTTGTTTACGCCAAGCCGGTATATATCTTGTGGAAATACAGGATGTGGACGAACTGTACATTAATGAAGAGCCCCTGTCGGAGCTCTTACCTGATGAAACTCATCGATTAAGTAATAAATATATAGGAGCGAATCATGGCAATACCTGAAAATGTAATGCAATGGGTTGATATGTACGACCCAATGGAAGATACCACACGTTTGGTTAACCCTTCCAAATTCGATAGATGGTGTAGAGAACACCAAGCTGAAATCTACGCAGTTATGGACGTAGAAGGACTAACTTACAAGGAAGCTGAAAAAAGAGCTTACTTATTGAACAATGATTACTGAAGAAGAAAAAGCTTTAGTGCATTGGAGTAAAACTGTCCAGAAACGCTCAGGCTTGTACATTGGAGACAGTGTACAAGTCCGTGGGCAAGCTATATATGGTGTTATTGTACGTGTCATAGATAATCAGTTTTTGGTATATGAGCCAGAGCTGTATGGCAAAGTAGTCAATCCATATAGGAAGTACAAGCCCGAGCAGTTAAAAAGAATTCAAGCTGGTTCAAATATATGAGCCAGCTGAATAGGTGCATTTGCGTAAGTAAATGTGTTTTTAAATCACTTTATATATAAGGAGAAAAAATATGAATGACATATTTGACCCTAGTGAGCAAGAGACTAAGGAACTCTTGCCAGAAGTAAAGTCTAGTTTGGATGACGATACTGAAGACACTAACAGAGACCCTGAAGGTGCAGAACAACGTTCTGCGAAAGCTAGCATAGTAATCGCCGATTGGTGGCATCGTAAGTTTAGATTGACTGACAATGGTCAACCTACTTTCAACCCTGAAGTGGTTAATGCAATCATGGACGTCTTTGATAAAAAGTTCGGTACAGCAATGACCTTCAAGGAAGTTAGTTTGCCGAACGGCGAGAAGTTGACTGTTGAACAACAACAGGAAACATACCAAGCACATGTTCAACGTATCGTTGATGGTACAAGAATTGAGCTTGGTGTTGACCCAGAAACGACTGGCTTATCATTGCTTGGTCGTTGTACTAAAACATGGTCTGAGTTTGCAAGTATCTCGTATGAGTATTTCGATACTATGCAGAATCTTGCTTCTCAAGAAGACCTGCCTGACTGGGTTTACGAACGTGAAGCGAAGATGTTTGACCTTGGTCGTAAGGCAAGGTTATTGACTGACGATTTGAAAGCTGTTGACCAAGAGTTTGGTAACCTCAAAAATGTTTCTATTCAAAGGGACAGAGTTGAGATGCAAGTCAAGGACAGACAGCAAAGACTCGCTGAGTACAACTTCAAGAAACAAGCTGATACTTCTGGTGGAAACAGAAGAAGGC